GGTTCAGGTTGCGTTGTTGTTCGTTTTTATAGTTATGTTACACCTGCTTCTTCAATGCAAACGTTAAGTTTTGTCAATATAACCCCAACTTTTATTGTTTATGTAGATGCTACAAACAATATTCAACCTGTACCTCAGTCTAGTGGATATACTATTTATGGATTGACACAAACAGGAACAGCGGGAGCTTATGCAGTACCAAATTTTAATGGAAATGTACATTATTTGGTAGTTGGTGGAGGAGGAAGTGGGGGAAATGTAAATGCAGATGTAGTTGGAGCAGGTGGAGGTGGAGCGGGTGGTTTAAGAACTTCCTTTCAGTATGGAGGTGTACCAGCAACTTCTGGTGGCGGAGGTGCAATTGAATCGGCTTTATCTGTAACTTCTGGAACGCAATATTCAATATCTGTTGGTGCAGGAGCTGCTGCTGGACCAGGCGCCCCTGGCGGTGGCGCGGGAATTCAAGGTAGTTCTTCAACATTTGGATCAATCACATCTGTAGGAGGAGGAGGAGGTGGCGGTGGAGGTGGTTCACCACCATCTCCTACTACTGGAGGATCAGGTGGAGGCTGCAATACTTATGGAACTTCTGGCGCTGCAGGAACTACTAATCAAGGATATTCGGGAGGAAAAATTCCTGGAGGTTCAGGTATTAGTGGAGCTGGTGGAGGTGGAGGAGCTGGAGGTCCAGGTGGAAGTGTTGCAAATCCAAGTGCCCAAAGCGTTAATTCAGCAAATAATGGTGCAAATGGTGGAGTAGGAGTGGCTTCACCAATTACAGGATCTCTAACATATTATGCTGGAGGTGGAGGAGGTGGAAGTTATTTTAGTTATACTAATTCTCCAGCATATGGATGTCAAAGTAGCATTGGAGGATCTGGTGGAGGTGGTGCTGGTGGTACAGGAGCTTCTGTAGGAATTCAAGGCATGCCTGGAACAGGCGGTGGTGGAGGAGGCGCTGCATGTATGAGTGGAAATTCAAATTTTTATGCTGGTGGAGTTGGTGGTTCAGGAATAATTATTTTAAGAATAGCAACATATTCAGGTTATTAAGAAAAATTAAATTTACTTAACCAAAATATAACTAAGTAAAAATAAAATTAAAGAAAATCAGTTTAATTTTATTCAATGCTAATAATATATGTCAGCGAATATATTTAATGAATCAAGAAACTGGTTAATAAATGCTGCTAATATTGCAAGTGTAAACGGAAATGTTTCTGTTTCTGGAAATCTTATTGCTTCAAATGTTACAGGATATGCTGGGCAGTCTTCACTCGTAACAATTTCAGGCAATCTAATAATACCTTCGGGAATTACTACTTCTGGTATTGTAGCCGGACAATTGCGATACAATCCAACATTATCTACATTACAATTTTACAATGGTTCAACGTGGATATCATTGACAGCTACTGCATCTTCTGTTTTAGCCACACTAACAGTAACCGGTTTTACGCTTAATACAACTTTGCCAATACCAATTTCTGGTAGTGCAGTATATACAGTTGCTTATCTTGATAGCGGGAATGCATATCTTGGTAATAATTCTTCTGTTGCTAGTCAAACAGGGTCAACTTTATATATTTTTACAAACCCAACAACATCTTCAACATCTTCAACAAATTTTGCTTCTGGTACAATCATACCAAATTTTACAGGAATAGGCACATTAAGTTATTTAGTAGTTGGTGGAGGTGGATCCGGTGGAGTTAGAATGGGTGGTGGAGGAGGTGCAGGAGGTTTACTACAAAGCACAACTGGTTCGGTAGCACCAGGTGTGACTTATTCTATCCAAGTAGGGGGTGGAGGAGCATCTGCTACTTATCCAAGCCCTACTGCTCCTTCTGGAGGGCCTGGTATAAATGGTGGAAATACTGCATTTGGCGGTATAACTTCATTGGGTGGAGGCGGTGGCGGTACATGGAATACAGCTATAGCAACTGCACAACAACCCGGATTTTCGGGTGGATCTGGTGGTGGAGGCGCGTCACTTATCCAAAGTGGTGGTGGAGGAGCTTCACCTCAAGGAAATATTGGAGGTGCTGGTAGCCCAGGTGCACCATACCCATATACAAGTGGAGGTGGTGGTGGTGCTGGTGGGGTAGGCAGTATAGGTGTAGGATCTACCGGAACTGGTGGTGCAGGAGGAACTGGAGGTACAACAACAATAATTACAACCACTTTAGCATCGCCTAGCGGACCATCTGGATTTGGCGTTGGTCAGGTTGTTTCATCTAGCATTTACTTTTCTGGAGGCGGTGGAGGCGGCGGAGACGTTGCTGGAGGTTTAGGTGGATATGGAACTGGAGTAAATGGTGGTATTACTACTACTGGTGCTGGTGCTGGAAATGTAAGTTCAAACGCATATTCGGCAACTATGCATACTGGAGGTGGTGGAGGAGGGATAAGAAATCCCTCAGACACACCTAGTTTATTATCTGGTGCAGGTGGATCAGGTATTATCATTTTAAAGTTTCCTTCTTATGGATTGACAAGCACTCAAAGTTTAGTTACTTATACGGCAACGGGAAGTCCGTTGGTATCGACAGTTGCAATTAGCGGTACATTGTACACAACCTTATTTTTTACAAGTGTAGGATCTTGGACCTTTACATTAACAAATTATTCTGCTAGTGCAGCAAATTATTTGGTTGTAGCGGGCGGAGGCGGAGGAGGTTCAGGTTATAGTGCTGCATATGGAGGTGGAGGAGGTGCAGGTGGTTATAGAACAGGAACAATTTCTATTACAAGTGGTGTGGGTCAAACAGTAGTAGTTGGAAACGGAGGAAATTGGGGAAATGCAACATCCACAAGAGGTTCTAATGGAGGTAATTCTCAATTTGCAACAATTTCAGCAACTGGTGGAGGTGGAGGAGCTGGTGCATCCGGTTCATCAACTCCATCGCTTTTTGCTCAAAGTGGAGGCTCTGGTGGTGGAGGTGCTTATAATGCAAATTCAGCTGGATCTGGAAATGCAGGTGGATATTCCCCAGCAGAAGGTTATGCTGGTGCAGCAGATGGGGGTGGAGGACAAGGCGGTGGTGGTGGTGGTGCAACAGGAAGTCCTGTTTCAACAAATGCTGGAGGTCCGGGAGCATCTAATAGTATAAGTGGAATTTCACTAATATATGCAGCGGGTGGTGGAACCGGTAGTGGATCAACAAACCCACCACCAAATACAGGTAATGGTGGTGGCGGAGGAAGACTTCCGGCTGATGGTTTATATTATGGATATAATGGGGCAAGTGGAATTGTTATTATTCAATTTCCAACATACACATCTTAAATTATAAATTATATTGTTAAATTTAAAAGTACTTTTAATAATATATAGTATATGTCGGCAAATATATTTAATGATTCTTCAAGAAATTGGTATGTATATGCATCAAATATAGCCTCTCCAACGGGAAATGTATCTGTCTCAGGAAATTTAGTTATAGCACAAATAACAGGCACTGGAACAAACATAAATAATACATTAACATTTACGGGAAATCTTGCAGTGCCTTTAGGAATTACTAGTGCTGGCATTGGAGCAGGCCAATTGCGATATAATCCATCAATTAGTGCAATTCAATTTTATAATGGCAGCTCATGGGTTTCGTTATCTACAACAGCTCAGCAACTTAACTTTAGTTCACTTTCAAATACATCTGTAACAACTACTTATGTAAATTCAGCAAACCAAACTGGATTTGTAAATGCTGTATCTGGAGGATATACTATTTATACAATTACTTATACAGGTGGTGGCTTTGGAAATGGATCTGGTACTATTTCATTTTCTCCAACTTTTAATGGAACCATAAATTATCTCATTGTTGGTGGAGGTGGTCCAGGTGGAGGTGGTCCTGCAGGAACTTCTATTGGTGGTGGTGGAGGTGCCGGTGGAGGATTTATTTGTTCTTATGGTTTTACTTCTGTCCCAGGAGGCCCACAACTTCAATCTGCTTTATCTGTAACTTCGGGAACATCTTATCCAGCCTCAGTAGGACAAGGTGGTTTAGGAGTGAATTCCCCATCAACTGGTACGCCTACTTCAGGCGGTGGATCAAGTTCATTAAATACATCAATTGTTGCTGCAGGCGGTGGAGCAGGAGGTCAACGATTTACACCAGGTGGAAGTGGTGGTAGTGGTGGAGGTGGTGGTGGTGATGTAGGTGGTGGAGCTGGCCCAGCGTCTCCTGCGGGGCAAGGATTTGCTGGTGGAGCGGGTAATCAAGCTACAGCGGGTTATTATTCAGGAGGTGGAGGAGGCGGCGCCTCAAGTCCTGGATCTGCGGGAACTAATTCACTAGGTGGTAATGGTGGTAGTGGAATTTTAACAACCATTGCTGGTGCGCCTGGAGCATACTATGCAGGTGGTGGTGGAGGTGGTGTTTATAACGCGCCGAGTGGAACAAATGGAACTGGAGGAAATGGTGGTGGAGGCGCTGGTGGTACACCAATTGCATCACCTGCATCTGGAACTGGAAATGTAGGAACAGCCGGGACTGCCAATACAGGAGGTGGTGGCGGAGGAAGTAGTTCAAGCCCATCAGGAAATATTATTGGTAGTAATGGAGGGTCGGGAGTTGTTATTTTACGTATATCATCTTTTAGTGGATATTAATTTTATTTTTCACGACTAATAAAACATAATTTATATTTTAATAATATATAAATCATGTCAGGCAATCAACAATTTAATGTAACTACAAAATCGTGGGATATTATTGCATCACGAGTTTATTCTGGTGTAAATGCAAATTTAACTTTAGAAGCGTCCGGGCCAACAGCAAATCTTCTTATTAAAACAAATGGTAATGTAATTGTTACAGCGGATCCTACTGGTAATGTAACTTTTACAAAACCGCCCATTTGCAGTGTTTTGCCCGTTATACCTGCACATCTTGTTAACAAACAATATGCTGATAGTTTAATTGCATCAGGAGCCCAAGGTCCTCAGGGAGCACAAGGGGCTCAAGGAGCACAAGGAGCGCAAGGATTTACGGGAGCCCAAGGGACAACAGGTCAAAAAGGGTTTACAGGTTCACAAGGACTTCAAGGAGCAACTGGTTTTGCAGGTGCAAATGGAGCGCAAGGTTATCAAGGAGCGGCAGGTACATCGGGTGGAACGGGAAATCAAGGAGCTCAAGGAAATCAAGGCGCGACGGGAGCTCAGGGAGCTCAAGGAAATCAAGGTGCAACGGGATCTCAAGGAGCTCAAGGATCTACTGGAGCTTCAGGACCAACAGGAACTACTTTAACATTAAGTAGTGGTAATAATATATCTCTTTCACAAACACCAGATCCTCAAACGGCAACTATAAATTTGACATCATCATTGGGTACGGGAACAAGTCAAATATATACAACATTTTTAAATACAAGTAATATTTATTTTTCTAGCTCTTCTGGAGGACCAACATGGGTGAGCGGTGGTGCAAATAAATATTTTTTTTATAATAGTAGCCCTGGGTTTTATTTGAATGATTATTTAAAGATTCCTCTTAATACTGTTGGTACCGGAGGAAGTGCTATAAGAGGAACAGAAGCGGGTACGGCTTTATTTTATGTATCATCTAGTGAAAAATATAAAACTAATATTCAACCTTTGCCCGATAATGATAATATATTAAACGTTAGACCAGTTTCATATAACTATAAAGATCTAGACGGAAACCCATATGAAAAAAAATACATAGGTTTTATAGCTGAAGAAATGGCAGAAAATGAATTAGGTGATTATTTTGTTTATAGAGATGCTAGTGGAAATATAGAAACAATTAATTATGAATTATTAGCCCCGCTATATGCAAGTGCTATAAGATCTCTTAAAACAAAAATTATTGGATTAAAAAATAGTTTAGAAATTTTAAAAGAAAATCAAAAATTAAGAAGAGATTCATACTTGCAACGTATTGTTACACTAGAAAGTTTAAAACAAAGCCAAGAACAATTAGCTTCTTAAAAATATATTAATACAAAAATTTTTATTTTAATAGGTTATATATAAATTATGTCAAATATTCAGTTTAATTCGATTACAAAATCGTGGGATATTATTGCATCACGCATTTATTCTAGTATAAATGCTAATTTAACTTTAGAATCTTCTGCAACGGCAAATTTGCTTGTAAAAACAAATGGAAATGTATTGGTTACTGCAGACCTAACTGGAAATGTTATTTTTCCATCTCCACCAATTTGTAGTGTTTTACCAGTTGTACCAGCACATCTTATTAACAAACAATATGCTGATAGTTTACTAATTGGACCTCAAGGTCCTCAAGGATTTCAGGGTTTTCAAGGAGCGCAAGGAGCGCAAGGATTTGTTGGAACGCAAGGAGCAAGTGGAGCGCAGGGAGCAATAGGGGATCAAGGACTACAAGGAGCGGTTGGTACAACGGGAACACCAGGAAGCGTCGGCTTAACTGGTTCGCAAGGACCTGCAGGTGCTAATGGTGGTCAAGGAGCTCAAGGGTTTCAAGGTTCTACTGGAAATCAAGGGGCTCAGGGATTTACTGGGGCAGATGGAGGTGAAGGCGCTCAAGGTTTTCAGGGTGCAACGGGAGGACAGGGTGGAACAGGTGGACCAACATCATTCCTTAATACTGACACTAATGTATCAACTAGTTTAGTTGGATCTCAAGCAACAATAAATCTTGTTCCACCATTATTAAATATAGTGAATGTATCAACTGCTGGTCTAAACATTTCATCAGGGTATCTTCAAATGAATAATAATGGCAATGCCAGTAAATTTTATTTTAATGGCAACGCTGATAATTTTTATTATGATTCAGCAAGTACTTTTACAATGACAAAACCTTTATCTGTTCCAATATATAAAAATGGTCCAATAAGTCCACCAATTCCATCAGGATATATAGCAAAAGGAACTGCAGCTGGAATAGCTTTATATACTGATTCATTTTCAAGTCGTCGTTTGAAAACAAATATTGACCCTTTGATTGATAATGATGATATTTTAAATGTACAACCCGTTAGTTTTAATTATAAAGATGCCAGTGGAAATCCAATGGAAGAAAAATATATAGGTTTTATAGCAGAAGAAATGGCAAAAAATGAATTAGGAAATTACTTTGTTGTAAGAAATGAAGATAATTCTTGTGAAACAATTGATTATGAATTATTAATACCTTTATATGCAAGTTCTATTAGAGTGCTAAAAGTAAAAATAACTACTTTTTCTACTGAGTTAGAAGCATTTAAAGAAGATCAGAATGTGCAACATAATAATTTATTGCAACGTATAACAGATTTGCAAAATTTTGCAAAAAAATAAAACAACATAAATTGTATTTGTAGAGAAAGTAATAAAATAATTTTTGTTGTAATAATATAAATCATGTCAGGAAATCAACAATTTAATGTAACTACAAAATCATGGGATATCATCGCCTCTCGAGTTTATTCAGGAGTAAATTCAAATTTAATATTAGAAGCTTCTGGAACTGCAAATCTTTTAGTAAAAACAAATGGAAATGTTATTGTTACAGGAGACCCTACTGGGAATGTAACTTTCAAAAATACGCCTATTTGCAGTGTTTTACCCGTCATAAATCCACAACTTGTGAATAAGGCTTATATAGACAGATTATTTAATTCTGGTCCACAAGGACCACAAGGATCACAAGGGGTGCAAGGGCCTCAAGGAGCGCAAGGATCTACTGGAGTACAAGGAGCTCAAGGAGCTCAAGGAGCTACGGGAGTGCAAGGACTTCAGGGAGCGCAAGGTTCTGTTGGAGCTCAAGGTGCTCAAGGTTTTCAAGGTTCTGCTGGATTGCAAGGAGCTCAAGGCTTTCAAGGTTCTGCTGGATTGCAAGGAGCAACGGGAGCACAAGGGGCAACGGGAAACCAGGGTGCAACGGGACCTCAAGGTTCAACAGGAAATCAAGGTGCTTCGGGAAGCTTAGTAAGTTTTGTTACAGATTCTAATAACAATCTTTCATTTACCGGTAATGGAACTAGTTCGGTTACAATAAATTTATCAGCTACAATAGGTTATCCAACTCCTATAGCTGGCATTCAAAGTTCAGGAAATTTATATTTTTCCGGATTAGATCTTTATTTAAATGCAGGAAATCCAATAAACTTTAAAAATGCTTCAGGAACCGAATATGTTTTTAAATATACTAGCGGGGCCGATCTTCCTTATACTCCCGTAACATGTTTTGCGATGTCAGATAGCTTAAAAGTTCCTCTTACTACTTCAAGTGGCGGGGTTGCAGTTTATGGAAACCCAACTGCGGCATCACCAACATCAAGTACTTTACTATATTACAACGCCTCAAGTCAAAGATACAAAACAAATATACAAACTTTGCCCGATAGTGATAGTATACTAGACATACAACCTGTATTTTTTAATTATAAAGATGCAAGTGGTAATGCAATAGGAAAAAGGCGCATAGGTTTTATAGCAGAAGAAATGGCTGAAAACGAGTTGGGAAATTATTTTGTTGTAAGAGATGCAGAAGGATTACCAGAAGGAATTAACTATGAATTAACAATTCCGCTTTATGCATCTGCATTGAGATTTCTCAAAAAAAGAATTAATGATCTTGAAAAAGTTTTACAAGATTTAAATGATGAAATAGAAACTGAAAATTTATTTTACGAACAAAGCATATCTGAATTAGAAACATTACTTCAAAGTCAATAAATAATTTTTAAATTATATATTAAAGATAATTTAAAAAATAAAAACAAATCAATGGAACCGCCAAGTTGTTCAATTATTGTTGTAGATAATTTTTATAAGAATGCCATGGAAACAAGAAACTATATTCTTACACAAGATTTTTCTGTAAAAGGAAATTATCCGGGACAAAGAACTATTTCCTATGCAACAGAACACTTAAAAGAAGTAATACAAAATTATGTAATGCCTTTTGGTGGATTAATTACAGATTTCCCAATTCCAAGCGAGGACCAAGAAAAAAATATAAAAATGTATAATGGTTCATTTCAATATACAACTTCGCGTGATAGATCGTGGGTTCATATTGACGGCTACAATAACTGGGGTGGAGTTGTTTTTATGACTCCGGATGCTCCATTAAGTGCAGGAACAGGATTTTATACATTTCATGAAAAAAATCCAAGCAAAGAAGATTTGGGTAAATATAGTCAAGACATGACAAAATGGAAACTTGTGGATAATATTGGAAATGTATTCAATAGGCTGGTTCTATTTAATTCAAAAAGAAATCATATGTCACTAGACTATTTTGGTACAGACAAAGAAAATGGTAGACTATTTCAAGTATTTTTTTTTAGCACAGAGAGATAGTTATAATAAGCCATTACTTTATTAAGATATACCCAATTTTCTTTATTCAATTCATAACATTCTACAATATAAATACCATCTGCATTGTATTTATATGCATCCCATCTTACATTTTTACATAAGTTATAGTCAATTAAAAACATTGCGGTATCAATATTAAACAACTCAATTATATTTCCAGGTAAATATTCTTTATACGGAAAAACGTCAGGCGGTCTTATTTGATCAAAAGTATACATTTTATTGTCTTCTATATCATCTAAAAGAGTATACAACTCTTGATGAATAATATTATCATCATCTAAAAAATATAAATAAGTGTTCTCGTTACTAATATTATCAAGAGCAAAATTTCTTTGAGGATTGCCACTTATTCCTTCTTCAGTATGTAAAAATTCTTTAATTTTTGAATTACTTTCATTTAAAAACAAGTTAGGATTTTCTGAAATTTTGCTTCCATCGTATACAATTATCCATTCATTCACATAATCAAAATTAATACTTTCTTTTACCTTTATTAAATTTTCAGGTCTTATTGAAGGAGTTATAATTGTGATTTTTTTTCTCTCTTTACTATTTGTATTACACTTAAGAATTTCATATTTTTCGCAAGATCTATACATTATCATAAAATATTGTAAAAGTTCATTTTGTGTTGCATTTTTGAGAGAATAACATTTCATTTTATTAAAACACAACTTATCTAGTTTTTGTGTGATACAATCGATATCATACTTATTTTCCAAAAGAATAAAATCGTTTCTCTCTTCATTGTAAAGTTGAACAATATATTCCATGTTTTGCGTTAGGCTATCTATGCCAAAAATACAAAATTGTTTATCGTAATCTGAATTATGGATAATATTTGAATAAAAGTGTTTATAATTATCTTGATTACGCATCCATATTTGAGAATGACTATGAATATATTTTTCATCTTCATATGCATCTTTTTTTTTCATACGTTCATGTATATTAAATTTTTCATAAAAGATGGGCATAATAAATTGTGGGCCAATTCTATTAATCTCTCCATTTCGAATTAGAGAGAAATTATCATTGTTGTTATTCATATATTGAATATACCCAAGTTTGTTTATTTTTGCTATTTTAGTAGTTAAACAAGTACGCAAAAGTATTTCATAGTCATCACAAATTGGCAATAGTTCACAATAGTTTCCTGCGTGAAGAAGCGTTTCTCTCCGCCAAATTCTCGGATGATTCGGACAACAAACAAGATGACTTAGCGTAATATTATTTATATTTGGAGTATTATAAACATAAACCCACTTTCCTTTATATTTTTGACAATAGTAACTTCCATAACCCTTACAAATAAAGTCTCCATATTTAAAGTTATCACCATTTTCGTAAATATTTGCAAAGTTCATATAAATAAATCCAATATCATTATTAGTTTCAAATAATTCAACGGAATCTTTTAGAACGTCGCACAAAATTTCATCGTCATGATCCAATTCAAGCACGTATTTTCCTCTACACAAAGATACTGCCTCATTTTTAACATTTCCAATATTTCCGCTATTACAGGATCTTTTATACATTCGAATACGTGAATCATTAGAAAAATTGTCCCGTAAAAAATTGAAATGATTATCATCACTGGAATCATCGACTATAACCCATTCCCAATCAATGAATGTTTGATTTTTTATGCTTTTATATGCTCTAATTATTTTTTCATATGAGTTATAACAAGTTGTAAATATAGAAAATTTAGGGCGTATACTTTCTCTCGAATAGCTTGCATTATGAATGAAACAATTGTTTACAGAATTATTAAAAGATTCAATAAAAGTTATTTCTTTAAAATGAATCCAACGTTTGCACATTCTCTCTGGTATTATACCTTCGATAAAAGGATAGTATTCTTTTTCATCTTCGCCATAAGTAATTAGTAATTGAAAATTAGGATCAAATAAACAATTTAATTTTTGTGCATCATTTATAATATGAATGGTGCATTCCAAACTTTCATTATTATTTGAAAAAAAAGAATCAATTGCCGCATATTTGTCAAATCTATAAAATAAAACAAATGGATAACTCATAATTCAGATAATAATTATGTTTTTAATAAGTATTTTATTATAATCATAAATAATTTTTATCATTATAAAATCTAACAATTCATTTATATTTAATACTCGGGGGTATGTTTCTTAAAAAGGCATCCTTGTGAGCTGATTCCTGCAATTTCATTGGTAACAATTGCAGGATTTTGATTTGCACAATTCGACATCCAAATCTTAATTATACAGAAATTTTTCTTAGGGGAAATGGTAATTCCAGTTACATTGGCAACAAACGAATTTTGTTTGCTGATTGTGTCGCCTACAAGAACGTAGGACAACTCCTTCCATGTTTCATATACACTTTTGTTCGAGACCTTATAAGAGAAGCATCCACCACTGCGGTTTTTTGGATCTTCCCAAATAGGCTTAATGCCCTCACGCATTAAAAACAACATACAATTTTTGACAAGTATATCAGGGAGCGTTTCTGTGACTGCAATTGTTTCTTCAACAGAAGTCATTGTATAAATTTTCTTATAACTTTTAATGCTCCAGTCAGTATCATGGGGCAAATGTGCCCATAAAGACCAATTATCAGATAACTTATGAAATTCTTGTGCAGATGTATTTGTTGCCATTGTAGTTTGAGGAGTTACCATCTATGTATTTATTAATCAATTTTTTTTAAATTGTTTTAAATATTATTATTATTCTATGTCTGGTATATTCACAAAATCATCACTCGATTTTTCGTATGAAACATCTTCACTAAAATGAATATTGTCCGATAGCTTGCCTTTTTGTGTTTCTTCTAAAGTACGAGAAAATGATTCATCATTCAAATTACAAGTTCTAACTATGTTTTCACTACTAGAAACATTTGTATAATTATCTTCAAGTATTATAATTTGGGCAGAATTATCATAAACATTTATTTTTACATCATTGTCAATAATTTTCATCTTATAATTTTGAAGTAAATATCGATCATTGTCTGCAATTTCTTGAGAATAATGTTTTCTCATAAAATATTTCATAAATTGCTTATCAATAATGTTATTTTTCATCAAATAGTTATATTTTTCAGTGCAAAAAGAAATTTTAATAGTTTTATCTAAACCAGCATCGATTCCAATTGTAATCTCAGATAAAATAAATCTAACTGATGATGGCGTAGAGGTAAAAGTAGATCCAGGCATATTTCTATGTACAATCTTTTGAACACATTCATCCTTTGAATCAGAAAAAACAAAAAAATCGTACAAAGTTTCATCTGGCATTTTAAACTCAGGCGCATTAATTTGTTCTTCAGTAAAACCTAAAATGATATCACCATTTTTAACAAACTCGCAAACATAAAAGGGTTTCTTTGGGATAAATGAGTTAATTAGTTCATAAATTTTTTGAATTTTAGTATTAATTTCAGGATAATCTGTTATTAATTTTTTATAACTTCTTGCTGAAATAAGTTGACATTGAGTGTATAAAAATACAGCATTGAAATAAAGATAAATCATAGTTTCTTGATATTGTTTTGGATATTTTTGTCTTAAATATTCGTTTAAAAAAAGAACTCCCGTTGAAGATATTATGAATGAAAAACTCACCATTTATGTAATTAATAATAATAAATTTGTTTTAAATCATTTATTATTATTATTTATGCCCATGCAAACGCAGGACTTGTGGAATTGAAAAAATTTGTTAAAGAAGGAGTTGTAATTGTTGTAACATTTGTCGCGGTTGTAACATTGGAGTTATTATTTGTTTGGTTAGTGTTTGTTTGGTAAGCAACTGGAGGCGCAGGAACAATTAAGTTTGGCGAATTATAATAAACAGGTTTATTTTTTGCATCATAATAGGGATCATATATAACTATATTTCCATTTTTATCGGTGTAAACATTTTTATTGCAATTAGATGTGTCTGAAGTATTTTGATTATAGTTAAATGTGCCTGTAGCGGCATTTAAACCAAAAATGTATAGAAGAACACTTGTAATAACAGTCATCATAACAAAAGGTATAAAAACAATAATCCACGAAGCTATACCTAAACCTCTTTGACAGAGCGCGTTCAAAAGTATTGTAATCATTATCATTACAATGAATTTTACTAAAGATGTGTTGTAAAGGCCTTTTATTGTGTCAATAATTATTTGTGTAAGTGAGAATGCAATATAAATTAAAGCAGGGGCACATAGTTCAAACATATTTACTTATATTACACTAATAAAAAAAAGGTTCGCCGTCTTTTAAATGACCAATTTTTTTACCAGGATCACCATTTTTATCTACCATGTAAATTGATCCATTTTCTTCATTATTTGTAAAATATGTTACATCATCAATTTCTATTTCAAATACGTCCTCTTCTTCTTCATTTTCTGTTTCAACTTCTTCTTCCTTTTCTTCATCCTCTTCCTCTTCCTCATCTTCCTCGGCCTCTTGAGTTTTTGTTAAAGGTTCTATTTGGGTGCCATCTTTTGGCTCTTCTTCTTCTTCCTCTTCTTCTTCTTCTTCTTCCTCCTCTTTTTCTTCCTTTTCCTCTTCTTTCAGTTTAGATCCTGAATCATTTTTTATTTCTGTATTCTTTTCCAAAGAAACATCATCATCATCGTCTTCACTTTCTTCTTCGCTTTCCTCTTCTTCACTTTCCTCTTCTTCTTCTTCGTCTTCTTCTTCCTCTTCTTCGTCATCAGAATCAACCGGATCAGGTGTAACTTTAAACATATTATTCATCAAAACTCTCTTTGACGTTGTTTCGGAAGTGTTCAATATTTGTTCATACATTTTTTCATCATTTTCAACTATAGCAGGCTTTTCCTTTTCAATAATTTTTAAAGAAATATGCTCCTCTGACTTATATTTATCAAGTTCCTTTCTCAAGTTTTCATTTTCAGTGGTTAAGTCTGAAACTTTCTTGTAAAGCTCTTGAATTTTTGCAATTTTGAATTCTTCTGTTAAATCCGCAGTCTCAATGTGAGATTCCTTTTCACGTATCAATTTTTTAACATATGGTATGTTCATTACATAATTATGAGTTTCCTCATATGTATTAAATTTATCTATAAATCTTTCGACAATTTTATTAAGACCCTTTTGCATGGTTTCATTTAATTCAACTAATGTATCTTTTGTATCAAAAACACGTTCCTTTTCAATTGGCATTCTTAGATAATTAAACATAGTAATATTCGTTTAATATGATTTAAAAAATAATTTATCTATTTCATATATGGACGATAAAGTTTCTTTTGTAAGCAATGATGATATAGATAGAAAAATAAAAATCATATTGGGGCAAACTGATTATACTGAAGAAATAGCAAAGGAAATGCTTGAAAAAAATAACTACAATGAAATTTCAGTAATTAAAGGGTATTTTGGAATCGCTGAAAAAAAAGCACCACCGGTATCTTCTCTCAACCAAGAAATTTATAGACAAATTAGATATAAATTAGACGCATCAATGAAAGATTATAATGAAAAAAAAAATAATAATGCGTAATGCAAATTATCAAATATATTATATTGCCAATATATAATATATATGAAAACACATAAAAGAAACATAGATGGCAATATTAGAAAATTCAAAAACAAAACAATTAAAATAAGAAAATATAAGCATAAACCAAAAATCGAGGATGATTTTTATAGTCATGTAAATTACTTATGGGTTCAAAAGGAGTCTCATGCAAAAGATAAAGACATGACAATGGATTTAATTATTAAAAAAAAAGTGAATTGTGAAATGAAAGACGTTGTTCTAGAAAAATTATTAGAAGAGAAAACGAAAGCGGGAGAAAATATTAGAAACATTTATAAATCCTCAGTTCATTGGAACAATGATTTGACAGAAAATAAAATTAAAAATTATATTATTAAATTGGATGAATATAGGGAAAACTCTGAAAAACTTTATGAATTTATGGGTTGGTTTGTGAAAGAAGGTTTCAATACTCCAATTGGTTGGGATATAGAAATTGATGCTAAAAAAACTCATGAATACATATCTCATTTAACTGAAAATGGGTTAACATTTTTAAATAAAGAAACCTATTTTAGTAATGATAAAAAATATAAATCTTTAAGAAAGTCATATCTGGCCTTCTTAAAAAATATTTTTGAGATTGTTTTTGGGAAAACGCATGAATATGATGTTAACAAAATTTTAAATATAGAAAAAAACATTGCAGAATTTTTATTATCATATGAAGACATTTTGTATATTAAAAATACATATAATTCTTTTACTCAGGAAAAATGTATAGAAGAATTAGATTTAGACTGGAACAACTTTGCAAAAGGTCTAGGTTTTAAATTGGCGCCAAGAAATTTAATTATTGAAAGTCCAAAATATATTAAAAATGTTATGAAACTTTTAAAAAATTGGAATACAAGTGACTTGAAAAATTATTGGGTTTATCAAATTATTATTGTTGCTTCAAATTACCATAAAAAATTATTTAACGTTTATATTGATTTTTTTAATAAAATAAATAAAATACCAAGTAAAAAAACGATAGATACAAAAAAAATAGCGCTATCAAATGTAGAAAATTATATGAATACACATATAAGCAAAAAATACATAGAACTATTTAAAAATG